CTGAACTTCTGGTGGACTATGGATAGTCTTACCGAACCCCAATGGGAAGAAGTTGCTCGCCGTTATGATGCCCTAGACCCTGCCGCCAGGGATGCCGCCAGGGATGCCGCCTGGGATGCCGCCGGGTCTGCCGCCAGGGATGCCGCCAGGGATGCCGCCTGGGATGCCGCCAGATATGCCGCCAGGTATGCCGCCTGGTATGCCGCCAGGAATGCCGCCTGGGATGCCGCCTGGGATGCCGCCAGGAATGCCGCCTGGAATGCCGCCAGGGATGCCGCCTGGTATGCCGCCGGGTATGCCACTTATGAACTAATTGGTATGCATACTCTATTGAATGACGGTAAGGACTTATTGTTTGTTCCTCTTTTTGACTTTACCGGAAACTATGAACTTTAAAGTCTTGATGTAAAAGAGATTGAAACAAGAATCCAACGAATCAATGATTTCATTGGACCTAAAGTTGAGGTGGAGAATGATGTCAATATGAGGGCAGAAGTCCTTCAGTGTTTTATTGAAGACATTGAACTATTTGATTAAACTTGCAAATTTTTTATAATGAACAATGAGTTCCTCTTCATCGAAAAATATAGGCCAAAAACGGTAGATGACTGTATTCTCCCAGAGCAAATAAAGTCATACTTTATTGAACTGAGAGATTCAGGAAATGTCCCAAATCTTCTCCTTTCTGGCCCGTCTGGAACTGGAAAAACATCAGTAACACTTGCACTTGCTGATGAACTAGGTAGAGACTTCATAAAGATTAATGGAAGTGAAGAAAGAAGTATTGATGTGATTCGCAATAAGGTCAAGTCATATGCTTCTACGATTTCACTTTCATCAACCGGAAAGAAGTTCCTACTGATTGACGAGGCGGACAATCTCACTCACGATGCACAACTTGCACTTCGGGCATTTATTGAAGACTTTCAATCAAACTGTGTCTTCATCTTCACTTGTAATTACAAGAACCGAATTGACAAGGCCCTGTGCTCAAGGTGTATTAATAAGGACTTCACCTTTCCGTCTGACGAAAAACAAAAGATTCTTGCCAGATTCTTTAAGAGTGTTTGCACGATTTTAGAAACAGAGAACATTGAGTTTGACAAAAAAGTTGTTGCGTCTTATGTTGGTAAATATTATCCTGATTTTAGGAGAACCCTTCTAGAACTTCAGGGATATGCAAGAAACGGCATCATTGATGTTGGTATTCTTGGAACAACATCTGATGTTTCAGTTATTGAATTATTTCAGCACATCAAGAGCAAGAACTATGCTAATGTGCGAAAATGGGTTATTCAGAACATTGATAATGACCCATCCATTACCATCAGAAAAATCTTTGATGAGTTGTGGAAAAATGAAGAAATCGTTAAAGCAACGATTCCTCCTTGTATTGTGATTCTGGCTAAATACCAGGATTTAGCAACGAGAGTTGCGGACCAGGAAATCAATATGATGTCCTGTATCACCGAAATTATGTACGAATTGGAGTGGAATTAATTATGAACCGAAATCAAACCGAAGACCTGGCTACACTTGCAACAGTTTTTTATAATAATCTATCTGAAGACTCAACCTGGCAGAATCCATTTGCATATGACAACTGGAAGCCAAATATCGTTATGGACCTTCTAGGAGAAGAAGCCGCTGGCGAGTTTAGTGAATTACATCAAGATGCTCTAACCGAAGAGCAGCGCCAATATGCATATAGTCTTTATAAGGGTCTACCCGAATTTCTGAAGACTGGAGTTGCACAATGAATGACATTAAACCACCGTGGGGCTATTCCGAAGACCCCTGGAAGGAGATTGACCTATTTCAAGATTGGGTGATTGAAAAAGACCTAAAGGCAATTGACGTAACTGATACGCTAACTCTTATTGAACTTTTTAGTCTATGCACCGAAACGTTTGAGGTTGCAAATCCTCCTACTGAGTTTACTGCGCCAATCGTTGATATGGAACACGAGGCATTTCTTGAAACGGGTTTTTTACAAGACCTAGGATAAATGACTGCACCAGATTTGGGACACTGGCTAACCTCAATCAATTTCTCAAAAGAGAATCTGATTGAGGAGATTCCTGAGAACATTTCTTCTTATACTCCCTACATTATCAACAAATGTGTTGCAGGGCATCTTGATACGATTCTGTTTGCCAATGAACTGAATCAATATCCTTATATTTCTAAGGATATGCAATATGCCTTTTATTTACATTCCCTGAGAAAGAAAAAGAGATATACTCCTTGGGTTAAAAAAGAAGATGCAGAGAATCTAGCCGCCATTAAAGAATATTATGGTTACAATGATAAACGGGCACTAGAAGCCCTAAGACTTCTAAATAGAGAAGAGATAAATTTTATCAAACAAAGATTGAATAAAGGTGGAATGAGAAAATGAGTGAATTGAATAAAGAGGGATATGTTAATTGGAATCCCTCTCTGATGATTGAAGTAACACTTGATGAACCAGATACTTTTCTAGTTGTTAAAGAAACCCTGCAGCGTGTAGGCATTTCAAGTAAGCACGAAAAGAAACTATATCAGAGTGCTCACGTTCTTCATAAATCTGGAAAATATTATATCATTTCTTATAAAGAACTCTTTGCTCTTGATGGTAAGTATTGTACTTTAACCGAAGATGATGTTCGGAGACGCAATAGAATTGCAAAACTTCTAAGTGATTGGGGTCTTGTTAACATTGTAAGACCAGAACAAATTGAAGATATGGCTCCTCTAAGTCTTATTAAAGTTCTTACTTATAAGGAACGTCAGGATTATGAATTGGTCTCAAAGTACACGATTGGTGGTAAGAAAAAGCCACAAAAGGCGGAAAACCAAATAACCTAAGTTCGGTTTTACCGACTTGAACATTTGTTAATCCTCATCTAAATATGTGTAGCAAGATGCCTTATGGGTCTTGTTTTCATATACTCGCTTAAAAGGAGAAACAAAATGACCATTTCGCGGTACACTACTGCTAATTTACCAAAACTTATTGATGAGATTGAAAGGTATGCTCTAGGCTTTGATACATTCTTTGATAGAGTATCATCGCTTTCTGGGACATACACAACCTACCCTCCAGTAAATATTGTCCAAGAATCTGAAACCCGTCGTAGAGTGGAAATGGCTCTAGCCGGTTTCAATAGTTCCGAACTCAAAGTATACGCCGAAAACGGAAATCTAATTGTAGAAGGATCAAAGGAAACAAAATCAACGGATACATACATTGAACGAGGAGTTGCTTTCCGCAATTTCAAATGGGCAAGAGTTCTACCTGAAACTTGGAGAGTTGATAATGTATCCTTTGCAAACGGTCTTCTGACTGTTACCATCAATCGCTATGTGCCCGAGCACGAAAAAAGACAGGATTATCGGTTCTAAATAGAACGGGCTGCTCCCTAATTATCGTTGCCAATCAAAAGCAGGGCATCTGGCACATATCAGATAAAGCCCTGCTATTTTTTACTATTTTATATGAATGGAATGACTGAAACAATGCTAACTGAAGTTAATATGCCACAAGCCGCCCCGGCACAGCAAGCAACTAGAGCAAAAGCGAGAAAGAAAATATCCGTCTCAAAACTACTACCACCAACAGAAAAACAAGTAGATGCTTGGATTGTAGTATTTTCACATATTGTACTGATTACTCAACTAGTTAAAAATGTGGATGAAGACGGAGAAAATGAATGGGTTATGATTGAGCCATTTGTTATAAAAGATGCAAATCTTTCTATACTTTCTCCATATCTATTAGAATATACTGATTCAAATAGGTTTGTCATCAATTCTGATAAGATGTTAACATTGGCTAAACCCAATGCCGTGCTACAGTCAAAATATGAGAGCCTTCTTAACGGATGAGATTTTATACAAACGTAAAGCAATTAGGAAACTACATCTATGTTCGGGGTTATGAAGATGGAGTTCCTTTTAGAGACCGAGTTGAATATAACCCAACCCTATTTTTAAAAAGTCCAGAACCATCAAAATATAAAACCCTACAAGGTGATTATCTAAAGCCAGTTCAACCTGGAACAATCAGAGACACCAGGGAGTTTATAAACAAGTATAAAGACATTGACAACTTCTCAATCTATGGAGATATTTCTCCGGTAAATCAGTATATCTCGGATAACTATCCCGAAGAGAATATTTATTTTGATGTCAAAAAGATGAAAATCTACATTATTGACATTGAGACAACTTCAACTTATGGCTTTCCCAATGTTGAGCAAGTAAGAGAAGAAGTTCTTCTTATTACGATTCAAGACTTTGCAACAAAGAAAACCTATACTTGGGGTAGCCGCCCGTTTGCAGAAAAAGTAGAAAACAACATCTATTTTGAATGTAAAAATGAGATGGACTTGTTAGAGCAGTTTATTCAATTCTGGGAATCTGATTATCCAGATATTGTCTCGGGGTTCAATTGTGAGTTCTTTGATATGCCGTATCTTCTTCGTAGGATTGCGGTTACTTTATCTGAGGCTGATGCAAAAAGACTATCAGTATGGAAGTACATTAGAGAGCGTAAAGTAAGAGTTGAAAAAAGTAATAGAGAAGAATATGTTTATGAGATTTCAGGAGTTTCTTGTCTTGACTTCCTTGCTCTTTTTAAAAAGTTCAGTAACAGAAAATTGGAGAATAACCGACTGGATACTGTGGCCCAGGAAGTTCTAGGAGATTCAAAACTAGACCACTCACAGTATGAGACTTTTGCAGATTTCTATACTCAAGATTTTACAACATTCACTCTTTATAACATTAAAGACTGTGAACTTGTAAGTAGACTGGAAGAAAAAGAGGGTCTTATTGGTCTTGCTCTTACGATGGCATTTGATACTAGGGTAAACTTTGAAGATGTTTTCTTTCAAAGTAGAATGTGGGATTCAATTATCTACAACTACCTCAGAAGGGAAAACATCTGTATTCCACAAAGGCAAGAGATAACACTAAAGACTGAGAAGTTCAAGGGAGCATATGTAAAAGAAACTCAAGTTGGTAAGTTTAATTATGTTGTAACATTTGACATACGTTCTCTATATCCATCAATTATTCGTACTTTTAATATTAGTCCAGAGACTCTTGTAAAACAACGAAATCCTAATGTTTCAGTAGACGCTATTCTTTCTGAAGAGTTTACAAATGATACGGATTATAGTGTATGCGCCAATGGTTCAATGTATGATAGGTCTCAACAAGGTTTTCTACCAAAGCTGATGGAAAAACTTTACAATGAGCGGGTTATCTATAAAAATAAGATGTTAGCATCTGCGGCTGAATATGAGAAGAATCCATCGGAAGAAGTTAAGAAAAATATTACGGTTTATAACAACTATCAGAACGTAAAGAAGACTGTTCTTAACTCTGCATTTGGAACTCTTGGTTGTGAGTATTTTAGATATTATGACCTAAGAAACGCCGAGGCAATCACTTATACGGGTCAGGCAATTATTCGCCATTTAGAGCAAAGAATGAATGCTTTTCTTAATAAAATTGCCGGAACTGAGAACTTTGACTTTGCTATTGCAATGGATACTGATTCTATTATGATTAACTTTGAACCAATTATTCAGCGTATTTTTGGTGACAAAGAAGTTGAGATGGTAAAAATCATTGACTTTATGGATAAAGTTTGCTCCACTAAAGTTCAAGAGTGCATTGACAATTCATTTAATGAAATTTGCGATGTTCTTGGTTCTTTTGACCGACAACTCAGTATGAAGAGGGAAAAACTCTGTTCATCTGGTCTATGGGTCGCCAAGAAGAACTACATAATGAACGTGTGGGACAATGAGGGTGTAAGATACGCTGAACCAAAGATTGTTATCTCTGGAATCTCTGCAATTAAGTCCTCAACCCCCGCATATTGTAGAAACAGAATCCGAGAAGGAATCAAACTGATTCTTAATGGAGACAATAAAGATATCATTGATTTTATCAGTCATTGCAAAAAAGAGTTTTTCACTCTTACTCCAGAAGAAGTATCATTTCCAAAAAGCGTCAGTAACGTCAATAAATATGCAGCGCCTAGTAATTCTTACATAAAAGGAACACCCATTCAATCTAGGGCCTCACTGATTTATAATAGACACATCAAAGAGAAGAAACTAGAAATGAAATACCCTTTGATTAAAGATGGAGAAAAGATTAAATTCTGCTATCTCAAAATGCCAAACCCAATCAATGAAAATGCATTTGCATTCATTCAAAGATTTCCAACCGAGTTGGGTTTGAATAAATTTGTAGACTATAATACACAGTTTGAAAAGACATTCATTTCACCTCTTCGGGCTATCTTGGATGTTATCGGTTGGAATACAGTAGAAACAAGTTCACTAGACTTTTTATTTGGATGATTAACGTATGGACTTTTTAAAAGATTTAATTAAAGAGGCAGGTGGAGAATTAGCCTCAAAAATTGATGAAAAGGAAAGATATGTTGACACCGGCTCTTATGTCCTAAATGCCTTGGTCTCGGGGAGTATTTTTGGGGGTATTTCACAAAACAAGATTACTGCACTTGCTGCACCAGAATCTTGTGGAAAAACCTTTGTTGCACTTTCTGTAGTACGAAATTTTTTGGATAATAACCCAGATGGGTATTGTCTTTATTTTGATACTGAATATGCTGTCAATATGGCAATGCTTTCGGAAAGGGGTGTTGATGTTAATAGGGTTGTTATTGTCAACGTCGTGACTATTGAAGAGTTCAGGTCAAAGGCTCTTAAGGCTGTAGATATGTATCTTAATCTTGAAGAGGAAAAAAGAAAGCCTTGTTTTTTTGTTCTAGATTCATTGGGAATGCTATCATCAAATAAGGAGATTACCGACACTCTTGCAGAAAAAGATACAAGAGATATGACGAAAGCCCAACTCACAAAAGGCGCTTTCAGGATGCTGACTCTTAAACTCGGAAAGGCGGGAATCCCAATGATTGTGAATAATCATCTTTATGATTCTATGTCAATGTATTCACCTAAAGAGATGGCGGCGGGTTCAGGCTTGAAGTATTCCGCCTCAACAATCCTTTATATTTCTAAGTCAAAAGAAAAAGAAGGAACCGAAGTTGTTGGTGTTATTCTTAAATTCAAGACTGTAAAATCGCGTCTCTCAAGGGAAAACCGAGATGCAGAAGTAAGGCTATTCTATGATGAACGTGGGCTTGATCGTTATTATGGTTTATTGCCTCTTGCTGTAGAAGGCAGTGTTGTTGAAAGAGTGGGTAACCGTTATGTCTTTGGAGAGAAAAAGTTCTACGAAAAGGAGATTATGAAGAACCCTGAAACGTTCTTCACCCAAGACGTTTTAGAGCAAATTGATACTTTTGCTCAACTGAAGTTTAAATATGGTTCAGGTGCATCAAACCTGTTCCAAATTGACGATGAAGAGGAAACCGAAGAATGATAATGAATGGAAACAACTGAAGCACTAATTCTTAGAAACTTAATATACAATGAAGACTTCACAAGAAAAGTTCTTCCGTTTATCAAAACTGAATACTTTAATGACACCTTGCAAAAGGTTCTTTATGATGAAATTTCATCATTCGTTGTTGAATACAATGCACTTCCAACTCAAGAATCTCTCTATATTGAGTTGGAAAAAAGAACTGACTTAAACGAAGAGTCGTTCACAAATATTGTAGATATTGTTTCTGGTCTCTCCGATGAACACGCAGAGAAGGAATGGCTACTAAAAACAACTGAACAATGGTGCAAGGATAGGGCAGTTTATCTTGCTATTCGTGAATGTATTCAGATTGCAGATGGTAGTGATTCCAAATTTACAAAAGAGGCAATTCCATCTATTCTTAGCGATGCCCTTGCCGTAAGTTTTGATAGCCACATTGGCCACGACTATCTTGAAGACTCTGATTCTCGTTATGAATCTTATATCTTAAAAGAAGAAAAACTGCCATTTGATTTATCTTATTTTAATAGGATTACGGGTGGTGGTCTTTCGGCTAAAACTCTTACGGTTCTGATTGCGTCTACGGGTGTTGGAAAAAGTTTGGTAATGTGTCACTTCGCCGCATCATATCTTCTTCAAGGTAAGAATGTTCTTTACATTACTCTTGAAATGTCGGAAGAAAAGATTGCTCAGAGAATTGATGCAAATCTTCTTGATGTAGACATTAAAGACTTTTCGCGGATTGCAAAATCTGATTTTGATTCAAAGGTTAAGCGACTATCTTCCAAAACCCAAGGAAAATTAATCGTTAAAGAATATCCTCCTGTATCAGCACACGCCGGTCACTTTAGGGCATTTATCAATGAACTAAAACTGAAGAAGTCATTTACTCCTGATGTGATTATCGTTGACTATCTAAATATCTGTGCTTCCAGCAGATTCAAGAGTAACGGCCAGGCAAATAGCTATACAATCGTAAAATCTATTGCCGAAGAAGTGCGTTCAATTGCCGTGGAGTTTGATGTTCCAGTTATTAGTGCAACTCAAACAAATAGGAATTCGATGGCCAGTTCAGACTTAAACCTCTCGGATACATCTGAAAGTATTGGTATTACACATACGGTTGATTATATGTTTGGTCTTATTTCAACTGAAGAACTAGAAGGTCTTAATCAGATTCTTGTTAAACAACTCAAGAATCGTTACGGGGCATTAGACCCTTATCGTCGGTTTACAGTTGGCATAGATAGGGCAAAGATGAGGCTGTATGATGTAGAGCAAGAAGCCCAGGATACACTTGTAGAAATAGTAGATTTAGAACCAGAAAAGAAAGACTTCAAATCCAAATTCAAAAACTTTAACTTTGATTGAAAACATTATGACACAACAAATCACCACAACTGAATATTCAAATTTTGTTACCCAAGTAACTTCAAAGACTTCTTCTGATGTTGAAGTTCTTAAGGCTCGAATTGACGAACTTAATGAACAAGGTGTAAGCGTTCCACAACTTCTTACCGCATCTCACGGCATTGTTGCAGAGGCTGGGGAGTTTACTGATATTGTAAAGAAGATTTTATGGCAATCTAAACCATATAACGAAGAGAATATTACTAAATTGAAGAAAGAATTGGGAGATGTGCAATTTTACGTTCAAATCGCTTGCACTGCATTAGGTGTATCTCTAGATGAGGTAATTCAGATGAACTTTGAAAAGCTATCGGCTCGTTATCCCGAGGGAACATTTGTCGCAAGCCGTTCTGAAACTCGTAAGGAAGGTGATGTATGACTTATTTAAATGTAATGGAAGAAAACACAATTTGTAATTATGAGCAGTGGTTAAAATTTCGGAAAAATCGTGATGATTTTGTTTTGAATAAAGATAACCTTGTTGAGTTTATTGAAACCATCAAAGACCATTTTATTGGCTTTTGTTTAACTCCAGTGTTTTTATATAAATCTAAGACATATACTGTAAAATCTCGTGCAGCTGTATTTCCTTCCACAGAAGAATCTAAACGTCAAGTTATAGAATTCTTGAATGGAAATAAAAATTTAGTTTTATATGATATAGGGTTTTGCACCTATATTGAAGCTAACTCAAATAATTATCTTTCCCGTATAATTTTACGAATTGGTGAGGTAGAACTATGATTACAACTAAAGAAAGAGCAAGAAGGTTTAAAGTAAGACTTAAAACCCTCTTCAACATTCCAGAATACAATGAGTTTAGTTATAAAGTCAATGGAAAACTCAAACGCTCAGAGAAAATTTCCAACGCAAGAATTCCAGTAAAAATTCCAAACTTCTGGTATGACCCATTTGAACTTTATGTCTTGGCTCATATTCAAAGAGCACATTTTATTATGACTTGTAATGAGTGGGCTTATGTCGGTTCTTCAGTTGAAAATGCAAGGTATTTTAAACGTTCACCTTATCAACGTCAATGGCAAAACGAATATGTAACTAAACAGTTTGAACAGAGTCTAAGAGTTTTCTCGGAAAGAATTGAAAAGAAAGACAAGGAGAGAAATGAAAATCCAAACACACAAACTGAATCTAACAACTGAAGAAGCAAACGACCTTATTGATGTTCTTATTGAACATCAGCGAGATTATGGAACCGAGCACACTCCTGAACGGATTGTTCGGATTCGCAAAGTGATTGACCAACTTGCAAATATTTGAGGTAAAAAATGGACGAACTACAACGCAGTAGACTTAAACTTGACATAATTTACGCGGCTAGAGAAATCGCAAAAGGTAGAAACGGGGACAATGAAGCCGCAATGGATGATATTCTCACAGTCGCGGAAAGACTTTTTAAATTTGTAACAGATTAAATAACTCAAAGGACGGCAAATCGCTGTCCTTTTTTAATATTCTAAATAGTTAGAGTAATTTAATTAATCAAATGAACGGCAGTCAGTTTTGGGAACTATATCAGTCTTATGGCGATGTTTACCGCCAGGAAGTTCTTGATGAAGAAGTGGGTGAACTTAATACCTCATACGAATATGACCTATACGATGTAGTTCTAGAGCATCTACTGAATGAAGGTTTCGCCGATACTCTTGAAGATGCTCAAGTTCTTATGTCTAATATGAGCGAGAAATGGATTGATTCTATTGTTGAAGCATCTGAAGATAGTGAAGTTGCAGGAGAACTAGCAAGACTTCGCGGCCAAATGCGAACTGCAATGCAAAAGGGTGATGACTCATCTATTCAGTCTATTTCCCGGAGATTAGCTGAAATTCAACCCTCCGCCCGAGCCAAGATTGGTGCCGTGCTAAAAGGAAAGACTAAAAGACAAAAATGAAAACTTTTGACGATTTCTTAACTGAAGCAAGAGTCACAACAAAACGGGGAAGGATTCTAAGAACTCTTTCTCGTCAAGTTAAAAAAGTTGGAAAAATTGCATTAAATTCAAAACCTGCCAAAAAAGCAAAACGATACGTTAAAGCAACTGCCACAGGCGTTGCTCTAAAACTACTCACTGGACTATAATGGAAGAATATCTTATTGATTATCTTATTGTTGAAGGGTATGCAAATACCGAAGGTTCTGCATATAAGATTCTTGAAGTTATTAGTGAAGGGTTTTATGAGTATCTTTTGGGTGAGGCTCTAACTCCAGAGGAGCGGGCAAGTCGCAGAAAAGATATTGAAACAAGACGGCAACAAAATAGAGCAGTTGATCCATATCGGTCAACTTCTGGCGCACAAAAAGATAGGCCCAATCCCAGAGGTGGAGAACTGCCAACGATGGGACAAAGAGGAAGAACTGCAATTGCAAATCAAATTTTAGCAAGGGCTGGGGAAAATCCAAATAAACCACACTCTAAAGTTACAACCGGAAGAGGTTCATCGCTTATTTCCCAATCTGATTTTTCTACCACAACTACTTCTTTTAAAGGAGTGAAGCCTGGTCAAAAATCTTCACAAGTTTTTAATCCTAATATCAGTTCAACTATTAATGTTGGTGCAAAAGTGGGTGGAACTACATCTCAAAGATATAGTAGAGACGAGTCTGATAATTTATCCAGAAGGGATTCGTCTCCAACCGAAAAGAAGAAACCCCAACAAACAACTCAACCACCAGAATCTGCCTCGGGAAATCCAGTAAGACGTAGAGTTCTACCATCTGAGGCAAATCGTTCAACACCGCAACGACAAGCAACCGGAAGAAATCCGTCAAGAACCAATGCAAACGTAACTCAAAGGCAACTAAGAACGGGAACTAATAGAATACAAAGAGTTGTTGGTATTCAACGCCAACAACCACAATAAATAGCAAATATAGTTAAGATATGATGAAAACCTTCTCCGAGTTCTTATTAGAATACCGTGGAAGCCGAGCAAGTGAAAAAGCCTCCAGACTCGGCCTTATTTCAAATAAACACGGTGGATGGGTTGACCGCGCAGGAAAACTTATTGCGCAAACAGTGAGTGGTGATCTTCAGTTCGTCCAAAAAAAATCACCATCTCCAGATAAGCCTGAAGCCAAGATAAATCCGGCTGCACAACGAGAAGCCCCGAAAGTTAAACCTGCCCAAAGTGGTGTTCGCCCCGGTATTGCTGCCCCTAAAGAACAGGAAGCTGCACCAGAAGTAGAAACTGAAAAGGTAATCACGATTGTTCTAGGAAGATTTAATCCACCGACAATAGGACACAAACGGGTTCTTGATAAGGCAAAACAAGTTGCATCCGGCGGAGAATTAAGAGTCTATCCCTCAAGACAGCAGAATAATACAACAGACCCTCTGAATCCCCCGCAGAAAATTAAATATATGCGGAAGATGTTTCCTGAGTTTAAAAAGAAAATTGTCAACAATCAATCATTAAAAACAATTTTTGAAGTTCTTAGAAATATCTATGAAGATGGCTTCAAGAAAGTTAATATTATTGTAGGAGCCGATAGGGTATCAGAATTTGAAAGGCTCGCAAATAAACATAATAAAGAAAAAGGAATTTATCAATTTCAAGAAATTAAAGTTATCTCCGCTGGCAATAGAGACCCAGATTCAACTGATGATGTAACAAATATGTCATCCGCTAAACTAAGAAAATCCGCAGCAGCTGATGATTTTGTTGAGTTTAGAGCCGGTATCCCTAGAACAATGCCGCAAAAAGAAGTAGAGAATCTATTTCACGCTGTTCAACGTGGCCTAGAGAGTAAAGGGGCAGTCGCAGAGATGTGGAAGATTGCACCTAAACTGGATTACGAGAACCTAAAGGAGCAATATTATCAGAATAATATTTTCAACGTTGATGATATTGTAGAGAATCTTAATACCGGTTTGGTTGGTAGAATTACAAGACGCGGCCCAAATTATGTCATCTGTGTTACAGAAGATAATATGATGTTTAAGTCTTGGATTAAAGATATTACTGAATGGACGGATGTTTCCGGTGTTCCATCTGACCAGCGTTTAGTGGGAACCCCTGGACTTCTTAAATATGCAATGAAGATGACTGGAACAAAGGAAATTCAAAACTTCTTGACCAATTATAGAAAGAGTAAGAAAAAATCTAAATAGTCATAAGTTCTTAATACAATCAATATGTCTGATCGCATTATTCAAGGTTTTTCTGAAATGAAAAATATTTATCTTACTCAGATTCTTACTGAAGAAAAAGAAGACGAGGATTATGGTGAAAAGTTTGAAAAGAAATATAAAAAGACTGGTAAAAAGAGCAAAGATTATGATGGTGACGGGGAAGTTGAAGATGAATCTGATGAATATGCCGGCGTAAAGGATAAAGCAATTAAGGATGCAACAGAAGACGAAAAGCCCAAAAAGAAAAAGAGCGAAAAAGAAGATGACAATATGAAAACGGAGTCATTTTCTAGCTGGAGAGACGACCTCTATGAAGTAATCTCTAAACTAGAACCCGAACCGAAAGTGCGAGATATCGGCAATGAACAAATTACCGAAAAGCCGGTGAAAAATAAGATTACTTTAAATCCTACTGTTACCGAAAAGTTTGCGGTTATTGATTCTCAAGAACTATCTGAAGAATTTATTGTAGAAACATCTAATGCTGCTGCGGAATATTTTGCAAGTAAAGGTCTTAATGAACACGGCCTTGAACTGGTAATTGATTATCTTGGTGAAGAGAAGTTTCTTGAATACTTATTCTATGTTGCCGAAGATTCACTTCTTACTGAAGCAGCTAAAACTAGAAAAACTCCCGCTGAACTTAAAAGACTCAAACAGAAGAATGATGAAATAAAAGCGGAAAGTAAGAGAAAGCACGAAGAGGCAAAAGTATCCATTGCTAAAAAAATGACACAAAGCAAAGGGGATGAGGCAGTTAAAACTGCAGTAAGCCAGCAGCCCAAAACCAAGTCAAATTCCAATGCCAATAAAGAGAAACTTAAAAATGTAACAAAAGGAGTTTTTGCAACTTTAGCCCAGTCTGCAAGAGAAGGAATTGATAGAGACATTCGGGCGAGAGATGCACGTAAATCTGCAAAAGCCTCTGGTAAAGGGGTTGGGGGACAAATTGGTGCAGCACTTAAAGCTGCTTTCTATAAGCCAGAATTTAGAGAATGGGTTGAAAGATTAATTGATCAAGGCTACGACCTTTCCGAATGCACTCTAGGCCAATTGACCGAAAGATACGACTTTCTTGTAGAAAAGGCGACAAGCGAGCAGCAACAAAAAATCTTTGGTCTTGCTCTTTCTGTTAAGCGCGGCGAAACTCCACGCTCAAAAGTTAGCGATAAAGTTCTAGAAATGGTTGATGGTATGTCTGAGGCAGAACTCCGCAAGTTTGCGGCAACCAAGCATAAAGGTATTCCTCAAAAGAAAGAAGAATGAAAACATTTGAACAGTTTTTCGGTGAAGCTCACGCATCTCAAAGAGATATTAAAGGCTCTGAACGTTTTCTAAGTGGAGCACACGGGACAATAAATGTTTCTTCAACAAGAAGAAGCAAAGAGGAAAAAGATAGAGCCCAACGCTTGTCAAATTTACCAGCCGGAACTGGAACCTCTGCTTTGGCTGCACAGAGAGACATTCAAAGGCAGAGAGAAGCTCAAACAACCGAACAAGAGAGAAAGGACAAACTTACAAAAGCCGCTGAAATCCTGGCGGCTCGTCAACAAGACCCTGAACAGAAAGCGAAAAGAGAAAAAGCAGAAAAAGCTAGAGCAAGAAGCGCACAAAGAGCCGCGAGAAAAGCACAAAACTCCTAAATAGTTATAACCAATACTAAGGAGATATAATTATGCTCACCAAATTCGCTGGCGCAGTAGTCAAAAAGTTCTGGGACTCTAAAGAAGCTCGCGCCCTAGTAGTTGCTCTTCTTGAGCGTTATGCCGCTTCTACCGATAACAAGATTGACAATGCTCTCGTTCAATTCGTTCGTTCTGAACTCAAAGTCTGATGTCACTAGCCGCTTGCCTCGCTCTTAATTCTGGTATTACGATTGTTTTGGGGATTCTTTTTGCATTCTCTGAATTTCTCGGCCAGAATAAGAAAATAAAGGCAAACAATGTCTATCAGTTTATCCGCAACTTCTTAATAGCAGCAACCAAAAATAACAAAAGCGGAGAATAAATCTCCGCTTTTTTGTAACAAAAAACTAGCATAAATAATTCTTAGCAAATACTATTTAAGGTAATATTAATGGCTCTCTGGGGAATTTCAACAACTACTGAAACCGCTGCAAACCGGTATGGTATTCCTAAGTTTCTTAAAGAAGTGGACAGAAACAGAACACCACACAACTGCTTTGCGGACGAAAGGGGGTGGATTTATCGTATCTATGGCAGTAACGAGCAATCTGGTCTTTCCACTTCTTACTATGATGAAGTTCTAGTACCAGTTGCAGGTCTTAATACTGTTGGTTTCGGTTCAAATACTACCGGACTTGGCCGTGCTACTCCCGTGGCAGTATTTTTTGAAGACTCTAATCGCTCCTCACCTATTTCTATTGGAGCTGGCGGCACTTCTGGCATTGGAACCGGTAGAAATGGTTTTGTTCATCTAGTTTTTAACGAAATTGTGAACGTTTCTGCTGGTGCTACTGTACTCATCAATCAATTTACGGCTACTGGTACTCCAACCGGCACGCCAATTGTTGCTACTGCCCGCTCATTTGCAAATGGCGCAACTGTAACCAACTTCGTCAACGGTCAATCATTTAGAACAAATACATGTTATAACGGTCAAATCACTAATCGCGTTGCCTTTGCTTTTACTGCTCCTGCAACAGGTATTGGCTCCGTTCTTAGAATTGACACAGGTAAAGGCTTTATTGGAGTTATTACCGACTTCTCTGGTGGTGTTGGCGTAACTTCTGCCTTTACTGCCGATATGATTCGTAATATTGGTGGTGCGGGGGCCTTTGGTTCTGGCGTAGGCATTGGTACTACTACTCTTACAATCTTTGCCTGACCTCTAAATGCAATTTAATGAATTGAATGAAGAAAACTTTCTTCTTTTTGCTATAAAAAATTATGAAAACCCCCAGGCAATAACCAAAGAAGACTTTGATAAAGACTTGAATCATTTTAAGTATATCAAACGTCTTCTTAAAAAATATAAAAAGACTGGGGAGCTGAAAGTTCATCTTCTTCTTAATCATATTGTAATACTTTATAATATTTTTGGAGAAGCCGCAACTCCTATGCTATTTTTTAAAAACGACTTTGAAGTATGGAATACGATTAAAACTTTTATTGTATTTTTAAATCGTCTCCCGGAGTACCCGAAAAGCGACATCCATTGGATAGAAGAAGATCAATATTGTAAACGAGAACTTCTTGGGATTGAAGATGACACCCTTAGATAGAGTAATAACAATTATACGCGAAGATTTAATGACTGCTAATCCCGTGGGGGAAGGTGGAGGATTCGGTGCAGATGCCAAAGATCCAAGAGCTGGATTTGACCCGGTGATGGGCTTAATGAAAAGGAAATCTGGCTTGATTGATAGAAGAGGTAGAAATTATAAGCGGCAATATGATGCATGGCTCCGCACATCTGGGTTACTCTGAGACTAAATAGTTATAACTTTATGGCTATTTTGTGAGATAAAACATCTCCCCGGAGCGTACAATGCAAGAAGAATCTGTTCGCTTGGCCCTACTTGAAAGGGGTCAAGAAAATTCAGGGAAGGAGATGGCAACGATAAGAGAAGCAATCTCTGAAATTAGCAAAGTAAATGTAAGAATTAGTGAACTTCTTGCCGTTCATCAAGTACGACTCGAGCAAGAACAACAAAGAGTAGATGATATTAACCGAAAGGTAGAAGAGGGAATACGGGGGCTCACTTCAAAAATGAACACCGACAAAGAAGAAGTTTTGGGTGTAATTAAAGGATTGCAGGATAAGGTTAATATTGGCATTGGCATCGTTTTGGCCTTGAATTTTTTATTCCTTGCTCTTCCGCCAATCGTCGGACTTTTTAAGGGGGACTTGACAAAACCGGCGGAACGTGCTATGATAAGGGTCCTTGACAAGGGATGAATGGATGCCATAGACGACTATTATATTAATCTCTTATCATCTCGCTTAGAAAAATTTAAGAAGATAAAACCTGGCCTCTACAATTGTAGATGTAATATCTGTGGAGATTCCCAGAAAAATAAAACAAAAGCCCGTGGTTACTTCTATGAAAAAAAGAATAACACGAACTATAAGTGTCACAACTGCGGCATAAACGTTTCTCTTAATAATTATCTAAAGCAAGTAGATCCAACACTTCACGAAGAATATTCTTTAGCGAAATATAAAAGGGGTCTAACTGGAAAGAATTTTGTAACAACTGCACCTAAGTTTGATAATCCTAAGCCCGTTTTTAGAGCAAGACTAAACCTGCCGAGAGCATCCGAAGGAGAAACAACGAGGAATTATCTTGAATCTAGAAACATAGATGCCACAAAGTTCTATTATGCCAAGGAGTTTAAAAGGTGGGTGAATACTTTAAAGCCAACATTTAATAAACGCGCCCTGTATTATGAAGAGGAAAGACTAATCATTCCTCTTTATTATCACAAACAATTAATCGGTTTTCAGGGAAGAACTTTGGGCAAATCTACAATTAAATATATCACGATTATGCTAGATGAAAATGCCCCAAAGGTATACAATTATGATAGCATAGATAATAATGAACCGGTTTACATTCTTGAGGGTCCGTTTGATTCCTATTTTATCAGTAACTCCATTGCGATGTGTGGAGCGGATGTAGACCTAGCAAAACTAAATATCAAACAACCAATTTACATTTACGATAACGAACCCAGAAATAAAGAGATTGTTGATAGAATGGAAAGAACCATTGCTCAAAATCTACCATTAGTAATCTGGCCCAAAAACGTAAAACAAAAGGACGTTAATCTAATGGTTCTTTCTGGTTTGGATGTAAACCAGATAATTAAAAAAAACATCTATACTGGTCTTTTAGCAAATCTCAACTTTAACGAATGGAAGAAAAAATGAGCAATGGTATTACTGTAGTTAAGCGCAATGGCAATGTTGAGCCATTGATGCTAGAAAAAATTCACGATATGGTGAATTGTGCTTGCGTTGGTTTGGCCAATGTATCTGCCTCGCAGATTGAAATGAACTCTGGTCTTCAGTTTTATGCTGGAATTACAACTGATGAAATTCAGCAGATTCTTGTTAAGTCTGCATCGGATTTAATCAGTTTGGACCATCCAAATTATCAATATGTTGCGGCTAGATTGCTTCTTTTTTCTATTCGTAAGCGTTTATACGGTGGCCGTATTGATATGCCACATCTTGAAGAACATATTAATTTTTGCATTGCTCAAGAATATTATGATGCAGATATTTACACCAAATATTCAAAAGAAGAAATTGATACCGTAAATTCTTTCATTGACCACGACCGAGATTTTCTTTTCACCTATGCTGGTCTTAAGCAGGCTGAAGATAAATATCTTGTTCAAGACCGCGATACTAAACAGGTCTTCGAGACGCCTCAGTTTATGTATATTATGATTGCTCTTACAATCTTTGCAAATTATTCAAAAGATGTAAGGCTATCATATGTTAAGCGTTATTATGAGGTTGTAAGTAAGCATAAGATTAATCTGCCCACACCCGTAATGGCAAGTGTCAGAACGCCAGATAAGCAGGCTGCATCTTGTTGTCTCATTGATGTAGATGATACACTTGACAGCATCATTGCATCTGATGGAGCAATGATGAAATACGTTTCAGGTGGAGCCGGTGTTGGTATTGACGTTAGTAAAATTCGTGGCATTAGGAGTAAAATTCGTAAGGGTAAAGTTATTTCATCGGGTTTGATTCCATATCTTAAAAAGTTTCAGGCGTCTCTTGAATCTTGCCATCAAGGTGGCGTAAGAAAAGGAAGTATGACGGCATACGTTAGCATTTGGCATCAAGAGATTGAAGATATTATTGTCCTTAAGAATAATAAGGGCAATGATGAAAACCGAGTAAGAAATATTGATTATGCAATCAAGATTTCAAAAATATTCTACGAACGTTATATCCAAGACGGAGAAATTACTCTATTTTCTCCTCATCACGCTCCCAATCTAGAAGACTCGTTTGGAACTGAACGTTTTGATGACCTTTATGTTCAGTATGAGAATGATCCGACTATTCCTAAGCGTAAAGTAAAAGCCCAGGAACTTATTCTGAATATTCTCAAAGAAAGAAGCGAAACTGGTCGCATTTACATTATGAATATTGACCATTGCAATACTCATAGTTCTTTTAAAGACCATATTAGTATGAGCAACCTCTGTGTTGCTGGTGATACTAAAATTAGAATTAAGTATCCAGTATCCATTGGTTCCTGTTTGGAACTATGCAGTGCCGAAATTGATATTCAAGAGTTGGAGGATTATTTTCTCGATAGAGAAAGAGAGGTTTCATTTCGCAAAGAAAGCGATGTTCCTAAAATTCAAGTTCTTTCTTACGATACTGAAAAAGGTGAAAGAGTTTGGAGTAATATTACTGCTTTTGCTCAAACATCTCCCAGCGCGAAAGTAATGTCTCTTAATGATGGTCGGGTTATTTTAACACCTGAGCATAAAGTCTTCACAGAAAATCGTGGGTATGTTGAGGCAAAAGATATTCAGGGGACAGATCAGCTAGTTGTTTTATGTGATGACGGAATTAAAAAAGTTAAAAATAAAAATAGAACTATTGAATACCTAGAGGAAGAAATCCCAGTCTATGACATTACAGTAGAGGGAACGCATAACTTCTTTGCAAATGGAATTTTGGTTCATAACTGTGTCGAGGTAACTTTGCCGGTTCATCCTATTCAAAGCCTTGAAGATGAACTGGCAGAAATTTCTTTGTGTATTCTCGGAGGACTGAATGTTGGAACAATCAAGAACGATAAGGAACTAGAGGAGTGCTGTGAATTGATTGTAAGGGCTCTTGAAGAACTGATTGATTGGCAAGATTATCTTGTGAAGGCTGCAGAAATTTCAACAAGGGCAAGAAGGTCTCTAGGTATTGGTATTATGGGTCTGGCTCACTATCTTGCTAAACTTGGCCAATCCTATCACGAACAATCGGCCTGGGATAGTTGCCATAGACTTGGTGAAAGTATTCAATACTTCCTTCTAAGGGCATCTAATAAGATTGCACAAGAACGAGGTCACTGTGATTACTTTGGTAGAACGAAGTATGCAGATGGTATTCTTCCTATTGATACTTACAAGAAAGATGTTGATGAAATTTGTTCGGTTCCACTACAGCACGATTGGGAACAACTGCGGCAAGACATTCTACAATATGGCTTGAGACATTCTACTCTCAGTTGTGCGATGCCCGGTGAATCATCAAGCCTGATGTTAAATGCCCCAAATGGTATTGAAATGCCGAGAGAACATCTATCGGTTAAGCGTAGACTTAAGCAAATTGTTCCACAGTATTCATCTCTAAAGAACAATTATAGTCTACTCTGGGATGCCCCGTCTAATATTGGTTATCTTAACATTGTTGCGGTCCTTCAAAAGTTTATTGACCAATCAATCAGTGCCAATACTGCATACAATCCAGAGATGTTCCCTGATAAGGAAGTCCCAATGAGTCTTATTCTCGGCGAAGTTCTTTATGCATACAAGATGGGGGTCAAGACGCTGTATTATCATAATACATACGATAGTAAGAAGGATTCTGATTCTGCTGAAGTTGAAATTGAACAGGTAAACGAACTAGAAAATTTGATTAATACTATTGAAACAAGTGAAGGAGAAGATTATTGTGAAGGATGTAGCATCTGAGATCAAAGGAATGACTGTATTTAATTCAACAAACGTAGATACAACAAAAGAAAAAATGTTCTTTGGGCAACCACTAGGGGTTCAAAGGTATGATGTCCACAAATATCCCGCATTTTATCGCCTTACGCAGGACCAACTAGGTGCATTCTGGAGACCAGAAGAGTTTCCGCTTCAAAAAGACCGCACGGACTACCTAAAACTTTCTCCATATCAAAAGCATATTTTTACTTCTAATCTGAAGTATCAAATTATGCTGGATTCAGTTCAAGGAAGGGGTCCAGGAATGGCCTTCATTCCTTATTGCTCTTTGCCCGAACTAGAATCTTGTATGATTGCCTGGCAGTTTATGGAGATGGTTCACAGTTATTCTTATACATACATTATTAAGAATGTCTACACTAGTAACCCGTCTGAAGTATTTGACCATATTATTGATGATGAAAAGATTCTAGAACGAGCATCTAGTGTTACCGCATCTTATGATGATTTTATTAATTCTGCTCAACAGTATGGTTCAACTGAATTATGGAAATTCAATAATGAAGGAGTTCCATTAGGAAAGCAAGAACTTTATGAACTAAAGCGGAAACTTTACCGGGCGGTGATGAATGTTAACATTTTGGAAGGCATTCGTTTTTATATTTCCTTTGCCTGCAGTTTTGCCTTTGGTGAACGCGAACTAATGGAAGGTTCTGCCAAAATTATTTCTAAAATTGCCCTTGATGAAAGACTTCATCTATTCTTAACTCAGAATATTCTTACGAAGTGGAGAAATGGCTCCGATGATCCTGATATGAAAAAAATTGCCGAAGAAGAAGAGCCTATTGCTTATGAAATGTTTAAAGGGGTGGTTGAAGAGGAACAAAATTGGTCGAAATATCTTTTTCGTGATGGGAGTATGATAGGATTGAACGATAAACTTCTTTGTAACTACATTGAATGGATTGCAAATAGGAGAATGAAAGCGATTGGCTTAAAACCAATTTATAATGTACCAATTAAAAATAATCCATTACCTTGGACCGAAAAATGGTTAAATAGTAGAAACGAACAAGTTCCTCCACAAGAAGAGAATATCTCAAGTTATGTTGTTGGTGGAATTAAACAAGATGTTTCCGCAAATAGTTTCGCGGATTTTAAATTATAATACTTTTGAGTTTTCACTAAATAGTGGTGTCTGTTGAAACGGCAATTTCCACAGATAAGAATAGGTGTTCTTCACTGACACCTATTCTGTTATAAATAACAATGCCGTTTCAACAAGAATATCAATGACAACTCAAAGTCCAAGAATATACATATATAAAATTACTTTTGATGAAGTTCCGTATTACTATTATGGAGTCCATAAGGAGAAAAGATTCAATGAAGTTTATTGGGGTTCACCAAAAACAAATAAATGGTGTTGGGGTTTTTATACGCCCAAGAAACAAATATTAGAGATTTTTGAATTTAGTGATGACGGTTGGTTGGATGCATTGAATGTAGAATCTCGGATAATTAAATATTTTTATAATGATGACCAATTTTGTTTAAATAAGTGTTATGGCGGCATAGTTTCATTGGATATATCTAGAAAAACTGGTAAAAAAGTTGGAATTTATGTAAGAGATAATGGTCTAGGAATTTTTAGTCTAACAAAAGAAGAAAAGTCATTAATCGGAAAAAAGGGGGCGGAAAAATCAAGAGAAAGAGGTGTGGGAATTTTTGGGTTGTCTAGAGATGAATTAGTAGAAAACGGCAAAAAGGCAGGGAAACTTACTAAAGAATTGGGTAAAGGGTTTTTTGCGATGTCTCCAGAAGAAAAGTCTGAAGCCGGTAGGAAAGGCGGCAAAAAGGCAGGGAAATATAACAAAGAAAATGGGAAGGGTATCTTTTCACTAACCCGCGAGCAAATGTCCGAAAATGGCAAAAAGGCTGGAAAAATAGGCGGGAAAATCGGAGGAAAGCGCACCTATGAAAATAAAACGGGTATTTTCGCTATGACCAAAGAAGAAAGAATAAATGTTAATAAAAAGCTGGAAAAAAAAAGCGAAAGAACTAGAAGTGGGAATATTTGCTCTATCTAAAGAAGAGTTAAGTAATAATGGTAAGAAAGGGGGAAACTATTCAAAAGAAAATAATTTAGGTTTATTTGCAATGTCAAAAGAGCAAAAATCTGAACTAGCAAGAAAAGTTAATTCACAAAGATGGAAATGCACTGAAACCGATTACGTTTCTACTGCGGCCGGCCTCAGTAATTATCAAAAATCAAGGGGAATAAATACTACAAAACGAATAAGAATTGAATAACCACAAAAGAAAATCATTTTAAAATTCAACCTTTAGAAAAAATTGCGTTGCTATTGTAAAATGATGACATTAATCTGGGCATAAATTCTACAGCCTTTGCAAACTTTAAACTTTAAACACAATGGAAGAAACTTTTACTTTAGACCAAATTAAGACCGCCTTTTGGGAGAACTTTCACGAATCGGGAGAGTTTTGGTTTGATTATCTCGGAAGCCCCGAAGATAATACCGAGGCAACAGACAAATACTGGGAAGACTTTGAAGAGAAGTTGCGGGGACAAGTTTCCTAAATAATAGGAGAATATAACCTAAAACAAAATATGTCTAGATACCATTTAACTGAATCTTACGGTGAACTATATAATAGCCGTTTTACTGAAGCCAGTTTTTACGATAACCTTCGCTTCGTAGACTATCTCCAACAAGAAGAAATTGAAGAAGTAATGGAATCCCTAATCTGGGAATTTATGGATTATGGTGATACTCTTGAAGAGGCTGTAGATACTCTTGAAGTCACTTTCTCTGATAATGAGATTCTCGCTGAATCTCTAGAGATGATTAATGAGGCAATGTCAGTTTCACAAAGAAGGTCTTCACAAAGGGGCTTGAGAGGCAATTATAGTGCTCAAGATGCCAAACGCTTTAAAACTTCTGCAAAGGCTTCTGGTTCACGAGCAACAAGAGATTTGGAATCTGCTTCTGAACTTGCAAAACGTTCTCTTTCTTCTGCTTCAGATTCCGCCGCCAGAGCCCGGCGTGCATCTAGATCCGCTGCCATTCGTGGCGCTCTTAGTGGTGCAAAGCGAAGTGTTAAAGGTGCGATGGAAATCGCTAATAAGAAAATCAGAGATAGAAAGGCTCAACTAAAAAAAACTGGTAGTGAAGTAGCAGGAAAAGCTCAAGCCGCTCTGGCAAGAGTTGGCCGTGGCGGTAGACGCCTAGTAAATGCTGCTAGAGGCGCGTATCAGGGTGCTAAAAGCGGCTACAAGGCTCCTCTCACCAAGCCAACCCCCAGAACTCCTGGTAGGGAGCAAACTCGGCAGGCCAGAGCTTCTGCAGGAGCCGCAAATGGTGATGTGTTTTCAAAACCTACAACTCCAAAAGCCCCTGCTGCTGCCCAAAGTCTTCGTTCCGCTACTTCTGCGGAAACTAAACGGCCTAGATTGGGTCTACGGGGTCTAAGCAATAATCCCGCTGCTCCTGTTAATCCGACTGCCTTCCCATCAAGAACTAGATCAAAAATGGGGGTTCAAGTTACCTCTAAGGTTGGTAATCCTCTTAAAGGTTCGGCTGTTGCCCCTGCAATTCGCAGTGCAAGGAAACGGCAAAATGTAAATGCCTCAGTAGACTACGATCTCCTAACTCAATATATGATTGAAGACCTCATTGAGGAAGGATATGCTGAAACTGAAAGAGAAGCAGTATCTATCCTAGAGGATATGTCCACTGAAACCCTAACCGAGTTTGCAAGTAACTATCTAAACGACTGACACTTTAGAAACTGTCACACCTAAATCACTCTAGCCACAACTCTGTGCTAGAGTGATTTTTTAATGCCTAACTGATGTATCTTTTGAGCGATATTATTGCAGTTCCTTCACAAATGAAACCAGAGATTCTTAATAGTGCAATTTCGGTTGCAATGGCATCTCCTTCTAAAAAACGAGTTGGGAGCATTCTTCTTAAAAAGCGAAAAATTATTTCTGCCGCCTGTAATTATGATAGAAAGACACATCCTATTCAAGAGAAGTATGCCATTCTTGCAAGTCGCATTCACGATAATGACGTGTATTCAAAAAAGCAGTTTTTGCATTCCGAAATTTTGGCCACAATAAGAGCGAAAGAGGAAGGTGATACAATTATTATCGCAAGAGTCGGTGGTCACGGCGGTAATAAACTCCGAAACTCCCGCCCGTGTCCTCTATGTACTTTGTTTCTTAAACATAATGGAATAACAAAAATTCACTATTCAACTGCAAGTGGATTTATGTTTGAAGATTGGTCTTGAACAGTTTCAGATATTAAAACCTTACTATAAATATTGTCTTTCTCGGGTGAAAAGAACTTACCCTCAACATTAGTATTGTAATAATCTTCACGCATAATAACGTCTCTTTTGAACTGCTCTAGTGTTTCAAAATAAGACATTGACTTTTTATGCGGGCAAAGGTAAAGAATAGTTTTTCTGAAGTTTACACCTCCTAATTCTTTATAATCGGCAATCAATTCATCGCAACTCCCCATATAAGATTGCCAACTGCTCTCTTTTGTCTTTCTTCTGCCAGTCTTGCGATCTTTTCTCCTTTCCCAGAAGTGCTTCTTACCGATGTATTTTTTATTGTTGGTCAAGTTCTCAATAAGATATACAAATCCTTCCATACCTACTGGAACAGTTTCTAGAACTTGATTGTTATACAGCCACATTTTTGTTTCTATTTATGGACAGTTTGAGAAGTGTCCACTGAAAGGCCCGTTAGGTTGTAGATGGCGTATGTTATGTTGGCAGTTTACCAAACAACGATATGGCACAGAAAGATGGCCCTGCACAGAAAGTGTTGAATGCGTTCTTGTCAGAATGTGATGTTTATGCCGTTGACAAAGCAAGTTATGCCATTGCCGCCGCCCTCCGTGCCCTTGCAGACTGTAAAGATACAGAATATATGGATGATTATGGGAATTTTTTACATTGATGCAGAACAAGTTTGCGCAATCGCCGCTGAACTAGAGCAATAAATCCATCCAGAATAGACCTATTATGGACAGTTTAAGAAGTGTCCACTGAACGGTCCAACTATCAATAAATGATGTATGTTAGAGGAGCCTTTAAATGAAGATGATGGAATTTATTAAAATTGCAACATTAGTTAGTGCCAGTCTTTTTGGAATTGGTCTTTTATTCAGTTTTGCTGCTACCTATTTTAGCCCACTAGGATTTCTTTTATTTCTTTGTATTATTGTTGGTATTATTGCAGCGGGCTGCAGCACATATTCTTAAATAACTATGAACAACGAACAAAAAATTGAAGAAGACAACAAGAAGTGGGTTTCTGAACGCTGTAAGCACTCACTGATAAAAACCTTACAAAATATAAAAAAGCAATTGTGGAGGAGTGGTCAGAACCACAACTGGCCACTGCTGCACCATAAACTCTAAAACTGTGCTATTCTATCTTCAAGGTTGGGAAACCCAGCCTAAATACTTTTTCATAATGAAATAAGTGTTACTAGAGCCAGGGAGTGCTGCCTTTTAGAACGGGGGCGTTGCGACGGTACTCAAGCCTGGATGTCGAGTTCTATTCAACTAAATGCAAATTAACAAAACTATCTCAGTCCTTTTTGCTAGTGCAGTTCTGCTAACCCCAGTTCAGGCACGAGCAATTTCTTCTAGTTCTTATTCTACAGATGTTTCTCCTGAAACTTCTATTAATATGAATAAATGGATGATGGAGGAGAATCAAACTATTCAACATACGCTTGCCGGTGCATCCACTGGTGTTGCAAGTTGGTATGGTCCTGGATTCTATGGTAATCGCACTGCTAATGGTGAAACTTACCGACCGGGAACCTTTACTGTTGCTCACCGTAGTCTGCCATTTGGCACGAGAGTTCGCATCACTAATCTTAACAATGGTCGTAGTGCCGTTGCAAGGGTAAATGACCGTGGACCTTATGTTGGTGGCCGTATTGTAGACCTTGGACAGGGCATTGCAAGTCATCTTGGAGTAACCTCTAGTGGTCTTGCGGATGTCCGTCTTGAAGTTCTCAACTGATTCAAACGGTTGATTTGGGTATGTTAAGGGTTTCTCTTTTGAGGGGCCCTTTGCCTGTATTATTATGAAACCACCAATGAAACACACCAGACCAATAACAACTGCATTCCTAAAAAATAATCCAGACTACTTTGAAGAGTTTGAAGAAGATTGGCAAAAAATTAACTCTTATGACTCTGAACAATTTTTGGAGTGGCTAGATTCTGCTGATCCAACTGCTATTGAAAACTTTAGAAGTTTCAGTGAGTATAAGAATCCACCGAGAGATAAAAGTAAAGGCTTTCTTAGACTCTGTAAAAAGATTCTAAACTTTTGTGGAACAGGAATAGTCTTTGTTTTTAAAGAGATTTGGGATATTCTTGAATTTTTATGGGAACCTTTTTTCTCTAAAGTTCTTATTGCATTGGGAATTACTTTGGGAATTGCTGGCATTTTGGGTGGCATTTTTCTTTTTATTGGATTTGTTTTTCTGCCAATAATTAAATTTAATATTTTTGCTGGTATTGGATTTGCGGTTTTTCTTTTTGTTCTATTTGTCGTTTTCACTGGCAATCCATATTAAATAAATAATTACAGTTCAATATGCTGCAATTATGACTAAACCTGTAGGCCCCGGCAAAAGTCCAAAACAATTCGGATTTAAACCTGGCGATACTCACATCATCGTTAATGATATTGTAGAAACTGCGAAGGCTTATGACTTCTATGGAAATCTTCTTTGGGAGATTCCTGCTCTTGCAAGAGGTCAAGGTAGCGATTATGTGTTCTCTTCTTATGCAAGTGATACTGTTCCCGGCCTTTATCGCCTCGGTGCTGTATATGATGATTATGGCACTTATGGTGCAAATCCTGCCTATGACCGCACTCTTATGGCATATGGGTGGATGTCATTTGATATGGTAGAACTAGAGGGCCAAGAAGCAAGATATGGTAGAGCCGGTCTTATGGTTCACGGTGGCGGATCTGCCGCATTTTGGCCAGGAGCCTGGGCACCTAGACAACCACTATACCCCACACTAGGTTGTGTAAGACTTTATAACATTGATCTAAGAGATAAACTTCTACCACTTTATAAGAAAGGAACTGTATTTCTCTCTGTGTTTCAAGAACCTGGCTCTTATTGATAGGTGAAAAACCTAACTATTAGATGGGCTATACTTTCAATAGTATTCACAACGATTGTTTTCGGTATTTCCCGCTGCACCGGTTTATCTGAAGAGAAAGTTTGGGTTCCTATTGACTCTATTCAAAGAAATCATAAGTTATCTCCGAAAGAGTTAAATGAATACATCATCAAAACGCCTGAACTTCTTAACCAGAGAATTAAGCGTGATGTTGATTCTGCGATTTATGAGTATGAAAGAGAAGAGTCAAGGTCTTATCGTCTTACAATGAAGAACCAGCAGATACTTGACGAGTATCGCTATAGACCAGAACGGGTTCTTATTGAGAAGGCTGTTTATTATGAGTTTAATCCAGATAATAGCGCGGCTCAGAGGAAGTTAGGTGGTGTTATGGGTATTCGGGCATCTTTTGTCCCGCCGCATCCCGAAGAGATTAGCCAGTAGTCAAACTGGCACACTCTTTCTCCGTTTTGTTGGTTTTGTGTTATTCTTAATGAGTTGGGGATGAGCGCCCAACATTGTACCTCTAGGATAGACTGGAGCCCTTCGGGGCTCTTTTCGTGTCAATTGGCGAACTGGCACACGCTTTCCCCGTTTTATTGGTTTTGTGCTATTCTTAAAATGTGAATAAAATTCACGTTCTATGCATTTTAACGATGATTATTCTACAACGATTTCTTTCTCTTCTACTTTGGATTCCACTATTTTATTTTTTAGACCAAGGAGTTAGTTCCTCGGTTAGTGTTTATGTAAACGATAATAATGTATCCTCTCTTGCCGGTGCATTCATTGTTACTGTTCTTCTTGACGTTTCAATGATACTGCTTTTCCTTTACGGGCATAATTTTTATAGAAAAACCTTTGATTTGTCTGATGAAGTGAATGAATAAGCCTGACTTATTGTAATAGGTGTTCAGGTGCTTATCTGTGTCGGTTCCGCAAATTGTGTGTTTTGTGTTATTCTTAAAGGGTCAAGCGAAGGGAGACTAAATAGACAGACAACCCGAGTTATTTCGGGTTTTATTCTCTTCTTATTGAAGGGATTTTTTGCCCCGTTAGCTCAGTCGGATAGAGCGGAAGTTTTCTAAACTTTAGGTCGGGGGATCGTAGCCCTCACGGGGCGTTGAATGACTAAATAAAAATACCTGAATTGAGTGACATCCTTCAGGGGAGGACCCGAAAGGGTCCTTTTTTATACTAAATAAAGAGTCACTCAATTCAAGGAGAATAGCAGTATGGACTGCTCTTGTAGAACTTTAACACATAAACACCACATTATTCCCAGATACAAAGGTGGAACCGACGACCCCGAAAATCTAGTAGAGGTCACGGTAACACAACACGCAATGTATCATTATTGCAATTATCAACTTTGGGGAAATGTTGAAGATTATGTCGCTTGGAGAGGATTGAGTGGGCAAGTAAGTAAAGAAGAATTTTTATTAGAAAAATTCATAATATTTGGTAAAAAGGGATATCAAGGTCTATATAAAAAAATAAAAAATGACCCACAATTAGCAAAAGAGATAAAACAAAAACAAGTTGAAAGTTGGAATAAAAATAGGGAAAGGAATCTTGTAAAAATAAGATTGACACAGCCAAAAGCGGTTGAGGCAGCAAGAAGTCCCAAATCAAAAGAAAAGAAAAGAAAAATAAAAAATTTAAGGAAATAAAACATCAACAAGGCGAAAAGAATTCACAATACGGTAAAATGTGGATACATAACCTATTGTTAAGAAAAAATGTTAGAATTAATAAAGGTGACCCAATTCCTAATGGCTGGAATCCTGGAAGAATTATGAATTTTGACTCTTATTTTAAAAAGCAAGAAAAAAGACGAGAGAGGGCTGAAAAAGTGAAGGAAAAAAGAATAATATTAAGAGAACAAAAAATAAAATTTTATACCGAATGGTATGAGATTTATAAAAAAGTAGAATTTAAAGTATTTTGTGAAATAACGGGTTACAATAAATCTCAACAGAATCTTTGCAGTATGTTTAAAGAATTTGTTGAATCTTATTCTCCCAAAGCCAAAAATGGACATTCTTTGCCACTTGCTAAACCGTCCACTACCCCTTGACAAAATCGCTTAAATAGCCTAAGGTAATCAAGGTTTCAAAAACAACGGGGCCATAACAGCGAAAGGTAGGCTTAGAAGCAGCCATCCTTTAAAGAGTAGAAAATGCACCAAGACTGCGAAATGCTTAGTAATGTCGGGCCTTAGAGGTGGCATATGTAAGTGATGTGGCGAGGAAAAATGCAGTTTCTTTTAGCGTAATAGCACATCGCTGTCAACCTAAATAGTTGACACATCCAGGAATAAGTCAGCGGTAGACGGCACCGTTTGGGGCGGTGAAGGCGTTGGTTCGATCCCAACTTTCTGGATTTGGTCAATTCGTCTAGTGGTCTAGGACACCTACCTGTCTAGTAGGTTACAGGAGTTCAAATCTCCTATTGACTGTTGGCTAAAAGCCAAATTCTTTCACATAGTTTTGCCTGTTTTGTGATGAAAGTCTTAATAATAAATAGGAATTGGAAAGTGTATCTCGCCCGGTGATTTAAAATCGCCACCTTGCGAGATAACCCTTTCATACCGTCGCTGCTCTACTCTTTTGAGTATCAGATTCATCGTTCTCTAAGAATTCTAGAAAAACTTAGAGAACCCCCGTTTAGAATCCCCGACTTCGGTTGGGGATTCATTTTAATAAATATATCACTAAAGGAACTAACGATGAAAGGTGTAGTAAACTCGGATACTTTTGAAAAATGGTTTGAACACTCCACAAGAGAGTCAACTGCAAATTGGCCTGTTACGTGTTGTTTACCAGAAGAACAAGCCAGAGAATTTGCCTCACTTTTTGATCATTTTATGCTAAGCCCTAATAATTTATACTACGACGACAAAACTCAAAAAGTATATCCAATCGGTTCAAAGTCTCGTTTATTTTCATCTATTGAAGAAATAAAAGAAAAAATATCTCTCTATAGAGAAAAGTATGACAAACTTATTCTATATGCTATTCAATTGGAACCAACCCAACAGCTTTACAAGGTAAGATGGGCAGTATTTCCTGAACAAGGTCATATGCATTCACCAGAAGGTGGGATGTCTGTGTATCATCATTGCCGGATATATAACTGAAGCCAATTAATGACCCCCCCCCCCACTGGCACATTCCCAATCGAAGAACCCTGAATCCCGTGCTATAGTTTTATTATACGTTAAACACCAATGAATTTACTCAGAGGCATCACTGACATTTTTCCCGCAATTACACCTGAAGAATTTTTTGCATATCCAAAAAGAGTGAAGTTAGGATTTGACCCAACATCAAACTTTCTACACCTGGGTCACTCTATTCTTCTTCGTAAACTTCAGGCATTTCAAAATCAAGGTCACTCGCCAGTAATAATTATTGGAGATTTTACTGCAAGAATTGGTGACCCATCTGGTAAATCTAACACGAGAAAACAGCTTACAAAAGAGGAAGTAGAAGCAAATATTGATAACTTTATTCAAACAGTATCAAGATTTATTGACCTAGAAAAATCTGAATTAGTTTTCAATTCTCATCATTTAGAAACACTGAATCTTACCGAAATTATTAAACTTCAGTCTTTAATGACTGTTCAACAACTTATTGCCAAACAGGACTTTTCTAATAGAATTGAATCTCAAACTCCTATTGGTTTACACGAATTTATGTACCCCTTACTTCAGGGATATGATAGTCTTCAAGTACAATCAGACATCGAATTGGGTGGAACAGACCAAAAATTCAATGTTGGTTTGGGTAGGGATGTTCAGAAACATTTTGGTTCTCAAACTCAACAAGTGGGTATGTTAATGCCAATTCTTGTTGGAACTGACGGAACCCAAAAGATGTCTAAAAGTCTTAATAATGCAATTGGAATTGATGAGCATCCAATTCAAATGTTCTCTAAACTTGAAAAAATTCCTGACCATTTAGTTGATGACTTTATCACTCTTTTAACTGATTGTGAAATAAGTCAATTTTCTAGTAATCCGAGAGAGAAGCAGAAACAAATGGCATTTGAGGTCGTCTCCATTTTTCACGGCAGTCGTAATGCAGTTAAGGCAATGAAGGATGCAGAATCTCTTGTTTTTGCCGGTTCAACTGATGCAGAAGTTCCTGAAGTTTCAATTAAAGATATTGAGTTTCCTTGCCGTTTAGTAAATGTGCTCAAAACCTTAAATTTGGTAGAAAGTACAAGTGATGCTAGACGTAAAGTAAAATCTGGTTCTGTTAAATTAAATGGAGTTAAAATTGTAGACGAAAATCATATGATTGATGATACGATTTCCGATCAAATTGTGCAATTATCAAAAAGTCAGTTTTTTAAACTCGTGTAGACACTCCCCAAACTGGCACACGATTTCCCCGTTGTGCCAGTTTTCGTGTATAGTGAACGTGTACCATACAAAAAATTATGAACTACCCTGAATTCCCTAAACCCCGATTAATCCGTGAAGATTTCTTACCAGAACGAGACTCAATGAATAATTATCGCATTAAAAAAATTACCAAAGGTGACGGAAGCGTTTGTTATAGTCCCCAAAAGAAGGTCCTGTGGTTTTTCTGGGTAGACATTTCTAACACTGGTTCTTATTCAAGCAAACACTGGGCAAATGAGATTATTACTGAGGATTTCCAAAAATCACAAAAAGATAAAATATAATATCTTCAACCAGACACTTCCCAAACTGTCCCACCCGAACCAACCCCGCCACCAAAGGTGTCATAATACTCGCATAAGCAACCAAACCGATGGAAACTGAAATTATTAACGGACACAGAGTAATTGTCAGTCACATTTTTCCCCGAAAAGAATTTAAAGTTTGAACTCGTTGGGTTTCTGTTGATGGCGCTAATCTTGTCGTAACGATTGATGAGATTAAAATCTATCCAGCATCAGACCACGAAGATGAACACTGGTATGAGATTTATTATTCGGGGGAACTAAGAGGTGAGAAATATGCTCATCATAAAGACCACTTTAGTTTTCAATGCAAATACTGTATGATCTTCGAGAAAACCGTATGAAACTACAACTTGAATATATCAAAAAAGAGTTTTATACTCGTTATGGTAATGATAGTGCTTATGATTTGATTGAAAAAGCATTTGCACTAGGATGGGAAATCGGTTATGATACTTCTAAAACCGAGTTCACAAACATTATTAAGAAGCTGAAATGACAGATACTGAAAAACTATTATTTCTCAACAGGGTTCTCAAACAATACGCAGAGGCAAAACACTGCTACGACAGAGATAAGTTTTATGATGTTTATGATGAGAGGGACATTAGTGAAATTGTGGAACACGCAGAAGAATACGCTGAAATTCTCTTTGCCCACACTCTATTAGAACAAATTGGTGAAACTTTTGAATACCCTTGTATGGAGAAAGAAAATGATTGACCCATTTGATAAGTTAATAGAAGAAATCCGAGAGAAATATAGATTGTCTTGGGAGAAATCTCTAGAAGAATTTGAAAAGTTTTGTAAATTTCAGGATGATGACTTCAAGTTTGCAATAAAATACGGACACTTTTTCCCGAGAATTACTCTTGAAAAGATTGTAGTAGAAGCAAAATCAAGAAAGTTGAGAGCCGAGTATAGTCTAGAGGTTCTTCCAGATATAGCGTCTTATAATCTGGATTCATTTAGGGAATTACTTTTTAAAATGCAAGAGGAAGAAAATTCAAAGAATTATAATTCCATCATAATGCACCCAGACATTGCTAAACTAATTGAAGATTACAATAATCAAAACGCCACTCAAAAATTCTTACAGAAAATTAAGTGGGGTTTTGATGATTGTCGTGATAACTTTAGAAACTGGCGAGGACATATGAAAGGTGAAGATTGGGATTTTTGGGAGATTTTGAGTGGTGAGGAGACTGGTTATGAATGAGAAGCGAACTGAAGCAGAAGAGTGTTGGAAAGAACTTTACGGAGATTATCCAGATAAAGATAATGAAAATTGGTATTTGTTTCTTGACTGGTGGGAGATTGGTATGGATAGTCAGTGGTTAGATGAGGAACTCAAATGACTGATGCAACAATTACCTTCACAAAAGAACAGATAGAAACTCTTTGTCTTGTTTGCTCTTTTTATCGTTCTGCTATGGATAAACATTCATTTGCAGAAAGCGATGTAGATAAGGTAAAAGAACTTCAAACACTTTTAATCAAAAAACGGAGGGAATTTGAAAATGACTAACAAAGTAGGACACGAATTCTGGGCGATTATGACTAAGCGCCAGGATAGAGAGGTCTATGCTGACTTACATAAGACAAATCAGAAAATATATCTTGAGTATGAGGACGCTTTAGAGGATTTTTATTACGATGCGCACTTTAAAGAAAACTATCATATAGTAAAAATGATTGCTTATTTGGATGAGGAATTATGAATGATAAAACTTTGGTAGAATATACTGATGTTAAACGGGTAAATTTTTCTATAACTGAAAATGCCCAAGGATATACTGCAGAAGGAACCCTTAATATTATAGTTTTTATGGATGGTGGATTTCATCATTCCTTTTGCGTTAAAGCAAGGGAAAATAAATTAGTGATTAGTGAAGGTTTTGGATATTGCCCATATATACCTAATTTTGAGGGGCGAGGAAACAGGTTATGAATAGTAAAAAAGATGATTTAAGTATGAGTGGGTTTCATACTATTCAAATGGCGTTTTATATTTGGGGGTATATTATGACTACGGATTTAGAAACTTTAAATAAAAGATGTAATGGTTTGACTGCATTTGATGACTTTTACATTTTATTGAATAATCGGAATTTATAAGAGTATGACCAAACTATCTTACGAAGAATGGGAAAAGGAGTACATTCAAAAAGAATGTACTATAACAGAAGAAGAGATTGAAAGTTCAAAAACCAAATATTATTGTGGTCTCAATACTTATGAGGAATTTAAAAGTCTTCTAAAACCCGAATACGAAAGATAATGCCAAGATGATTAATCAAAATTGGGAACCCCCAAACGGCAGAAGAAATACTTAATAATATAAAAAAAGAGATAGAAAGGTGGTCAAAGTTAAGAATGCACTACACACTAAAAACAAAAATCAAACACAAAGGATTTAAGAATGACTAACAGACCCGACTACATTAAATGCATTCAACATACACACGCCGACCGTAAGAGAACATCGTGGTGTGGTAAATCAATTTATTCCTTTGATTGGGTGTTCCAAGATATAGACCATGCGATTTATGCTACAATGAGTGAAGCACGACAAGTTCCGTGTCCAGAGTGTATCGCAGCAATTCGTGAGGTATTAAAATGAATATTAAACAATTGAAAGAAAACTAAATCAATTTCCAGAAGATATGGAAGTGATAATAGGAGACTGTGATTGGTATGAAAACGAATTCAATGTCAGTAAGATAGAATTAAATCATTGTAACTATACAACAAAGTGGTCAAGTAATATTGATTATTTTTCTCAAGATGAAGATACTTGTGTATATAAAGACGAGATTGATGGTAAAATAGTATCTATAGAAATTCCTATGGAAAGAAAAGAGTTTGTAATCTTGGAGGTTTGAAATGACTGACCTAATTGAAGCACTGCAAATTTTGTTGAAGTATGGTAATCCCAGATATCCTACTCATTGTGAGCACGATGTACTGACTATTGGGGAAATTGACCCACAAGATGTTTCCGAAGAGGATAAAGAGAAACTCGATGAACTTGGATTTTTTATATCAAATCAAGATGGAGAAGAATGTTTCCGCTCCTTTAGGTTTGGTAGTTGCTAATCCTTACTAAATGGGACACTTCTCAAACTGTCACACTGCTCCTTGTGTGCAGTGGATTTTGTGCTACGATACTCTCGTAACCGAAAAGGAACTCCCATTATGACCGAGGAAGAACAAGAACTTCTAAAATCTTATCAACAAGAAATTGAGGGGTGTTTCAAAATCGCACAAAAACTTGATTCTCTCAATCCCGGACTTGCGGGTTCTTTTACTGGAACTCCAAGCGAAAGAATTGAACGACAACTTTACACTATTGGTATTTTCAAATGACGAAACAAGACCTAAAAGAACTTCTAACTCCAGAGTTCCTTTCCACCCTTCATACTGCTGTAGAATGTTGGGGTTGGAGTGGGGATATGGTAGAGGCGATGGATTTTTGTCGGTGGTGTTATGGTATGGTAGAACTACCAACACCAGAGTTTGATATTGACTTTCAGATGGAGGGAAGGTATGATTGACTTGAAGTATAAGATTGCATTGGTTATATATTATGGTTCACTTACTGTTGCTGCAATTTTAGTATTATGTTCTATTGTTTATAACACTTCGAGGGTTATTCAACTTCATACAGAGATGCAATCTCTTTAACTGAACATAAATCAAACATCTAGGAGTAACTGAAATGACTGACGAACAAATCCTATCACTTGTGAAAGAATACTTTAATGCAGCTGGAGTAAGAGATGATGGTAGTTCTTCTGAATACTGTGGAACACCTGATACCTTCTTGAAGTTTGCCCGAGCGATCTATAAAGATGGATACGAAGACGGCAGATGGGATGAGGGTTGGGATATAATGATTGGAAACAAATGATGACTAAAGAACAACAAATCCATGTTATGATTATTCCTCAACTTGAAAGTCTTGCCTCGCATTTGTGGGATAATGAATATCCTAGTGGAGGTAAAAGATTGGATAAAATTGTAAAGGAACTTACTGATATTCTTGATGAAGGAGACGAACTGAAATGACTAAAGTTCAATTTTTATTAATCTTATCTAGTATTTGGATATCACGAGGTTCAAGAGATAAAACATTTGCACTCGGTATCGGTGTATTTTATTTGATTGTTGCAATTATTATGGGACTTTTGGGAAATGGCTAAAAAACTATTCTTGGTTGAAGTTGCTAAATTCGCTTGGGTTTAGCAGAAAGTTCTGAAGAAGCAGAAAAGTTTGCAGATAAAATTTTAGATACTGAATACCTTAAGGAGGTTGATGTATTTCCCTATACTGAAGAATACCTAAAGGTTTCTGGATGGGATAAGAATTGTCTGGTATATCATAATGGAACTAACGACATTACAGTTGGAGATACATTGGAATGACTTACTACAACGAAATTCTTAAAATTCCATCTTTGGACGAAACAAACTTTCAATAGTTCCTTTCAAATAATCAAAGACAAATCTTTGTATCTGAAACGGAAGATTATGACTATCATTACTATCTTCCGAGTTATTGTATGATTTCTAAAAGTTCCAAAGCAGAAGGAAAGTTTGCGAGGCAATGCTGATGACTAAACAATCTAAACGCATTCAATTTAGAGAAACTGAAATGATTGAAGATTTTTTAGATAATCTGTCTTACCAATCATTTTACTGGAAACGGTTTGGTGTTGCATTTAGAAGTTGGCATTTTCGTATGACTACTCTCTCTCTCTGATGAGGATTTAAAAAATAAAGTTCCAAATAATCCATTGGGAATTTATAGCACTTATTGTGATAACTCCATATGGAGTCGTGGTGATGGAGTTCAAAACTTTTGGAATGCCATTAACGAGGGGCATATTGATATGACTTATGAATTTTTTAATTGAGGAGAATTTGAAATGGCTCAAATAAACAAAGACTCATTCTTCTATTACTTTCTTCAAGAAACTGGTGGTCTTTATGGCCCGAGACAGTTAAACTTGATGATTGAAAAACTCAAAGAGTGGTTGCCCGAAAGCACAGAAGATGATGATAGTTGGGACTATGCTCCAGACTACTATATCGGACAAGGTGAGTACAAGCAGTTCCTTATGGAGAAACTAAAATGACCGAGATCACAAAAGAACTAGCGGTTGTTCTTCATCATATACGACGAGTTATAGATGACGGTAACGGAACCCCCGTTTATTTTGGCGACGCAACAAAGGTTCGCATTGATGCAATTCTTGAACGATATGAAGAATCCTGTAAGACCCCAGAACCCGTAATCAACAGAGTAGAAGTAATCACTCACGATGAAGGCAGAGTCTATGTCAACTGGGAGAAAAATAATCGTATCACCACATCACTACAGGATGATGGGAGAACCCTTAAAATTTTTGTAAACAAACATTAACCTAAAATGAAATTTAATCTTAAAGACTTTTTAAACAAAAAAGTGACGGTAAAACTTTTTAATGGACAAATACAAACAGGAGTAATTCTTCGTAATCCTGATGGGGGATTGTTTAGGTTTCAGTATTCCACAATAGAATCAAAATCTGACGACTCGTATAGTGGGTATTATGAAGAAACTATGTTGGTATTCAACAAATATACATCAGACGGCCTTTATATTCCAGACAGGGGTGGAGTCTTTTATAGGAACATTGTAGACATTCAACTTGCATCTGAACAAATGTCTACTAAACCTGAATTTACTATTGAACCTGAACTAATTGAAGACCTCTGGTAGACTACGGCAAACTATAGAACATTTGCTAATGATGTTGCAGAAATGATGGTTTCTGGCACTAAAGTAAAAGTATCAAATCAGTGGGCAACCGCCCTCTCAAATTTCATTGATAAACTTGGTGGAGATAGTCCTGCTCTTTGGGAATGGAACGGCATTACTCCAACTCCAGAAAAAGTAGTTGCGGTTTTACCCAAACTATTTGATTTTCATATGCAAATTGCTGCCGATAATGAACTGGAAGAGTGTTGTAAGTGGATTAATGTTGAAGCGCCTTCCGCGCAAGATCTCGCAGACGATATTCGCGCTGCCCGTCGTCCTCAACCAACTCTAAAATCACAGGCATTGAAAGATTTTGAGACTGTGAGGAAACATAGTGATTTGCTTCCTGAAATTCTTGATACTATTGAGAACGCTCTGAAATCTATTCCAGAATGATTTATTATGACTAACCTTAACTGTGAAGATATGAATGAAATTCATTATTCGGAAAAGGAACAAAAACTCTTTATTGCCCTTGGTTATGAAGACCTACTCACACAACAACCTATTGTTCTTTATAGATTGGTTGCTCTCAATATATTCAAACAGGATAAAACTGGTAGTCTTGTGTGTACTGTCCGTAGATGTTTGAATGCCATTGATAACGGGTCGCCTCACCGTCTCACAAAAGAATTTGTTGACATTATTCATAATGACTAACCGTAATTATGGAGAAAAGCCCCAAGTAATTGAATTATACAAGAGTTATTGCGAGTGTAATAACATTTCATTTAAGATAGACGATAGCGTGAAGTCATATGATGACACCACACTATTTTGTCCTGCTGGAATGCAACAGTTTAAAGATAAATTTAAAAACCCAGATAATACATCTATAGCTAATAGCCAATCTTGCATTCGCCTACAAGATTTAAATGAAATTGGTGATGGGTCTCACTTACTGTATTTTAATATGTTAGGTCTTTTTTCCTTTGGTGAAATGACAATACAAGAAACCATTCATTTTTGGATGAGATTTTTTAATGATATATTAAAAGTTTCAATAGATTATGTGACTATACATCCAGAAAAATATGACTCCTGGAAATATTTTTATTCGGACTACCTCAATCTGGAAATTAGATACGATTCGGAATGTATTTGGGGTGATGGTGAACTTGGTGGCTATTGCACTGAATTTTATAAAAATGGAATTGAGATTGGTAACATTGTTAATACATCTGGACAGTTTATTGATGTTGGGTTTGGATTGGAAAGAATTGAAAGTATTCTGGGAAATCCAGTAAAAAGTTCAACGGAGACTTTAAAGGAAACCATCTATAAAATAATAGAATCTGGATATAAACCAGGGAACCAAAAACAGGAATATGTTTTGCGTAAATTATTGCGCCAACTCTATAAGAGTGGAGAAACTATTGAGCATCAATTTTTTGTAGATGAAGTTAACCGACAAAGTAAAATAACTTCACGATATTTAAAAATTAAAGATAAACATCCAGACAAAACAAAAGAGTGGTGGTATGAAACCCACGGGATAGATTTATCATTGATTTAATGGACACTTAAGAAACTGGCACAAGAGAACTCCATAACCATCCAGAATGCCCTATAATACACTCATACACTCAAAGGAGATTTTCAATGTTTCAAGAACTTAGATTTGCTGCGACTATTATGCTGATGGTAACTTATGTCACATTTACCGTTCCCATTACATTTACTGCTGGAATTAATGTAGCACAAAAAATTAGATTGGTTGAATGTATTACTCCACAAGTTCAAAATACTAAAACAACAAAACCGGGTAATTAAAATGGCAGAAATCACAAAAGAACAATTTATTGAAAAGTATGGAACGGTAAAGGTAAAATTTGAGTCAGACTACAAATATACGTTTACTTATAGTGCAACACTTCCAGACAGTAAAACTATTTCTGTTGGTTATGGTGGTAATTCAGATGATATCTATAAATTTAGTGTTAACTCTGATTCGGAGCAAACTATTGAAGATTGTTATCCTTATACCGGTACAGTTTATGGTGGTGATGTAGAGATGGAGTATTTTTATGAATACTGAAGAAAATAAACTACAACAAGTCATCGTAATCCGCAAAGACTTAAATATGCGTAAGGGTAAGATGGTTGCACAAGGCGCACACGCCTCTGTGGCTGCCGTTCTACCACATCTAACTGATTGGAGGGTCAAAGAGTGGCTAAAGGTGGCATTTACTAAGATTTGCGTATCAGTGGATTCTGAAGAAGAACTTTTAGCCATCTACGATAAAGCAAAACTAACCAATCAAATTTGCGAGATTATTGAAGACTCTGGACTTACCGAATTTAAAGGGGTTAAGACCCTTACTTGCTGTGCCATTGGTCCTGCAACAAAGGAAGAACTTCAGGATATTACTGGTCATTTGAAGTTGCTGTAGGGCCTAAATAAACTGACAGACTTTAACACTAAACAAATGGGCATTTAGTCTGTATGCTCGTATTGAAAACGATGATGTATTCAAAAAATTTTGCTGTGGCAATTAAAGTAAATGGTAAAATCTTAAGAGAGTTTGGAGATACAGTGTATCTACCATTTGGCTC